GCTCTTAATTTAGCAATTGGGTCGTTATCAAACTGTGAAGTAATCTTTTTCTCTTCTTTTGCGTAGTCATCCATCATTTCTGACACTAAAACTGCTTTTCTACCTTCAATTTTTTCTTGTAACATCCTTGTTTGTTGTTGCATTTGTGGATTTTGCATTGCCATTTGTTGCATTTGTTGTAATTGAGGTAATTCTTGTCTAAATTCTATTTCAATTTGTTCTTGTGCCATTAAACTTATGTGTTCAAGTATGTTTTTTTGTATTGCAGCACCAACTACTGGTGCATTTTTTACCATATTTGTTTCCATAAAGTTTAAATGTGCAGTAATATGTGCTTGATGATCTTGTCCAGGAAATGCTTGAAAAGGTTTGCCACCTAAAGCATCAATATGTTCTAATGCTGGATCTTTTGGCATTGGTTGTGGTGGTTTTTTTAAAATTAAGTCAATATCTTTTACCCCCAATGCCTCATACATGTTTCGATACACTTCGTATTGATTATGTATTTGAGGGTTCGAGGCAGCCAGTTGCATCTCCGTTTGGGCTAAAGAAATCCTTTGAGTCTGGCTAAAGATATTTGGATCAGCAACTGGTAAGATGTCTATACGGTCATCAAAATCAATTTGTTTAATTTGATTTTGTCCACCGATTACATCATAGGGGTAAACTGGAGGTAAATATAATTTAAATACTCTAGCTAAAATTGTAAATTCTTTTTTCATTGCAGCATACATTCTTTTGTGGATCGCAGACATTACTCTAGATCCTCTTTCCAACATAGCTACTGTCGTGCCCACTGCTGCTTGTTGGTTCCCGTCTCCTACTTGCAGGTCCGCAATCGATGCGAATCTTTGTCCTGCAGATACCACGACACCCATAAGTTGTAATAAAGTTTGAGATGGTTCTTTAAACGGTAAGGTCATAAATGCATCTTTTAAGTTTCCACCTGGTGCATCGACATCTCTAAATTCTCCGGGTTGTATAGATTGCGCTTCATCTCTCATTTTGATTCCACGCATTTTAAATCCTGCGGGTAAGTTTGACAAGGTTCCAGCGTCGAGTAATTGTCTTAAAGCTGCGGTTGCTGTTCTTGATAATCCACCGATCATGTGAGTTAAACCAAAACCATAAAAACCTAGTCCTGGTAAAAATTTAAAGTGTACAAAATAATTAATTTTGTTTTTTTGTTCGTCTCCTATTTCATAGTTTCTTCTAATAGATAAAACTTTTCTTGTTCCTTCTTCAACAGTTAAAACATATGGAATTTTAATTCCTGTTGGTTCACCGTCTGCTCCAGAATCTTCAAAGCCTTCAAGATCTAAATCAACATGGCATTCTAAAAGGGTATACATTCTTTGATCCCTGCCTCTCGATGTTCCATCCAATTCTCTTTCTGCTTTTTCAGAAGAGGTTTCATTCATGTATGCAGGATTAATTTCTATGTCTCTATAAAATCCACCAACTTGTTGTTTTCGTAATTCATTTTCTGACATACGAACTCTGTGTATAATAGATTCACAATCATCTAATGATGTTGCCGTATAAGGTACAACAATATCATCTGCAGGTACAAATTTTGAAACTGCTCTTTGCATAATTTCATCGTAATAAACTTTTTTAAATGATGATCCTGCAAGGGGTAAATAAAATAACATTTGATCAAACTCTGCTTCGTACTCTGGCATCTCTGACATAATTTGATAATTCATAAATTGTTTTACTCTTTGTGATTGTGCTTCTTTGTCAGGTGTAGGCATACCAATGATTTGAGTTCTAACTGGTCCTTCTGCTGGTAGTAATTCTTTATAAGCTAATGCTTGAAACTGTGTAACCGCTTCAGCGAGCACCGGGTGCGTTGCACCGCTTGCTCCTTTGAAAGGTTCTGTTCTGTCATCGTAATTAAAACCTAATAATTCTAATCCTGATGTATAAGTTCTTTCCCAATCTTTTCTTGAAGATTTGTAATCCATGTAATTTTCATACATCTTACTTCCTAACGGATCTAATACATCGTCAGGTAACAGTTCAGCTAAGTTTGCAAAGTGTCCTTCGTCTTCTCCAGGACTTCCAGCTTTTGGATCGAAGTCGACATCAACACTACCATCTTCGTTTTCTTGAACTTCAACCGGACCTTTTGTTTCTGGTTGTTGTTCAAGTTCAACTTGAATATCTTCTTCACTAGGAATGTTAATTTCTTTTCTTACCTCGTTGGGTAAAACTTTATCTGTTGCCATTTATTTCTCCAATCAAACTGTCTTAACAGTATTATTCTTAATATTCAACCCTTGTGGATTAGGTCCTCTTTTTGGCGGTGGTCCTGATTTCTTGCCTCCCGCTCCTAATGGCTTGTCTATCAAACCTCCTAATTTCATTTCTTTTCTCATTTCTGCTGCAACTAAACTTGCAGCGGATTCTTCTGACATAGCACCAAGCATATCAAACACACGTCTTTCAAATTCTTTTCTTTTTGCTGCACTAAAATTTTTTGTATATTGATCTGTTACGCTTGACATTAGTAATAAGTCCTTTTCGTTTTTATAATTTTTTCTTCAACATAATCTTCAGGATGTGGTACTAACCCTCCCTGTCTAAACCGCATCACAGCTTGAGTCATACTATCGACCAAGTCATCATGATCTCCATATGGAAAAGCTGCACACTCTTCAACAACCTCTTCTGCAAATTTTTCATCTGGTGCCCATATCATACCACTTTCAAACAAAGGTGCAACTGCATTTACACGAGCATGCTTATCATTTCCTTTTGAAGGTGTATAATTAACCACCGGTATACCCATATTCCTTAACTCGTAGGTCAAAGGTAATCCACTAGCTTTCGCCTCAATCAATACCGTTTCTGGCTTCCAGTAATCATATTGCTCTTTAGCAACGCGACGAAGTTCGGGGAACTCGTATCGACCTTTAAGTGCATCGACAAGTATTAACTGTTGTGGACTATCTTCATTCTCACGAAATACACCCCACGTAGTAATAGCAGAGTAATCCGCTGTCTCTTTTTTCATGAATGCAGTATCATAGGATTGTATAACGTGTTCTAAAGGTGGCATAGTTTCTTTGTCCCAAACGTTCCACCACTCACGTTTAATGATTGCACCTTCTTCACTAGTTGGATTTTGCATCCACTGCGCATTCCATTTACCAACTGATAGCGATGCTTTAACAGTCTCTAATTCTTTTAGCTGCCAATACTCAGGCCAGACAGGTTTATTACTTGGCATGATTGCAGGAAACTCTATCAGCTCCCACTGATCAGATTTTGCTTCCTTTTGATGTTTTAATAATTGTCCTGTTAGATCTTTAACATTCCATCTTGTCATTACACAAACGATTGCTCCACCTGGCTGCAACCTTTGACGTGGACCTGATGTATACCAATCATACGCTCGCTCTAAAGCGGTCATGTTCATAGCATCTTGTTCTGAGTGTGGGTCATCGATAATAAGTAAATCAGCACCACGACCTGTTATTGCTCCACCAACACCAGATGCAAAGTACTCGCCGCCTTGCGCTGTTTCCCAGCGACCCGCTGCTTGGCTGTCTTCCCTTAATCTTGTCTCAAAAACTTTTTTATAATCTTCACTATCCATTAATGTTTTAGCTTTACGCCCGAACCTGATTGCAAGTTCACCGGTGTGGGTAGTTTGAATTATTTTTAATTTTGGATTACGCCCGATCATCCAAGCGGGTAGCAAGGAGCTAGCGAACTCTGACTTTGTATGTCTTGGTGGCATATTAACAATCAATCGCTTGATCTTGCCTTGTGCAATCTGGTTAAACTTATCTCCAATAATCTTATGGTGTCTACCTTCTATAAACTCTGGCCACATATGTTTAGCGAATGACAGGAAGTCGTCCTTGACTTTGAGGATCTTTTTCTTTTCATCGAGCTTCAGGTACATCTTCATGAAGTCTTTCTTCACGTCAGGCGGGAGCTTTTTTATCTTGTCTAAATCAATTTGCATTTTGAAAAAAATTTTTTGTAAAATTTTTTGGTTAATGTTTCCAACGATTGTTATTGTATTCCTTATTGTTTTACAAAGCAATAATGATTTTGGGGAGGTAAACCCTGTAAATCCGACATTATATACTAACATTTAGTTACATACAAACTAACAGGGGAATAATGTCCTTCGGACTCTAATCTTTTTGGGGTCTCAATGAGACCCCTATCGAGACACACGCACAGGTTGTATTGCTAGATATAAAAAAACCTGCCACGCGTGGCGCGTGGCAGGTGCGAGTAACTCGGTTAATTAAACAGCCTGAACTACTTCAGGGAAATCAAACGCTAATTGTTTAACGTTTTCTGAAGTATCAATCAGTGTGCATTTATTGTTTAATAAATTGTTTTCAAAAAATGTATTAATCATTTTAAGAAATAATTCATTACCCTTATTTTTACCATATAGATTAACAAATGAAGCTTGAACCATAAACCACATAAAAGAAGTTTTTTTTCTCTCACTTGCTTCCTTTTGATTTTCAGCAACAGCAGGAATATATTCACAATCAAAAATAAACATAAGTTTATTATAATTGAATAATTTCCGTTTTCTTTTTTCAATCGGTTTGTTTTGGTCGCTGTCCTGATCCTCGACATAAATGTCAACCAATTCAAACGGCTTGTAGTATCCAAAATTTCCCATGATTTCTAAATTTGGAAAATTTAAGTTTTTTTCTTTTTTCATATTATCCTCGCTTTCAGTATTGACATTATAACAATTCGAGTATATTGTCAAT